TCACAATTTATACAATATCCTAGGTCATAAACAGAATACATGGTTCCCAAAGCTTGAATAAATAAAAATGATATTATTATCTTCCATTTATATGTCTTTAAAAAAGACATTATTTTTTCTGTGGTATCGAATTTCTCAACAATACCATCTAAAAATTTTATATATTTTTTGAACATAATATAATTTTTATTCTAGTATTTTATCTACCAATCCGTATTCTAAACATTTTTTAGCGTCCCACCATAAATCATGCTTTAATATTTCATCCAATTCTTTTTGTGGTACTTTAGTATACTCTTGATATAAATTTTTTATCATATCCATCAATTTAGTATTATTTTCCATATCGTCAAGTAAATCGGAATATTTTCCCCAACTAGTAGCACTTAATTGATGGATTAACATATAAGCGTGTTTGTGAATATATCTTTCTTTACCTACTACACTAATCATTGTACCAGCACTAGCAGCACAACCTTCTATAATTGTAATTACATCACATTTAGTATTTCTAATTGTATCTAAAGTTGATAAACCAGCAAAAATACTACCTCCGTAAGAATTGATGTGTAAATAAATTTTTGGTAACTCTACTCCTAATTTTAAACTACTAATTTGTAATTCTTTATCTAATTCATTTATTTGTTTATTCAACTCTAACATCTTACTCCTTTCTACCTCAGAATAAAAATAAATGTGATTGTTTACCGTTGTAATTTCGTTATTACTATCACTAGATGAATTTGATTTATCATCTTGTTTTACACCCCAAATTGGTTCTTTATTCATTTTAATTTCTTTTTTGTATTATCTCATCAATTATTCCATATTCTAAAGCTTGGTCTGCATCTAACCATAAATCTCTTTGTGCATCCTTTTCAACTCTTTTGGTTGTTTTACCACAAGCTTTCGCCAATATATCAAATAAAATTTTATTGGTTTTTTCCCATTCATCCATAGTAATTCGAGCGTCTTGGATGTTACCAACAGCACCACCACTAGATTGATGCAACATTGTTTTACTATATCTCAAAGAGTTTCTTTTACCTTTTGTCCCTACTGCTAATAATACTGAACCCATAGAAGCTGCCATACCAGTATTTAATGTCCTAATATCACATTTAACATATTCCATAACATCAACAATTCCCAAACCGGCTTTTACCGAACCACCAGGTGAATCTATATGTAATGTAATATCATCGTCATTAATCGTATCTAAATACATTATTTGTGCTTGAAGAATTTGTGCAGTTATATCCATTATTGGTCCAGATAACCATATTATTCTTTCCATCATAAGTCTAGAAAATATATCAATTTGTGTGGCTCTCATTTCTCTTTCCTCTAAAATATAGGGTGTAAGTGAATTTTGATAGTCCCATAAAGTGGTAGACGAAATTGGGTTCTTCATACTTCTACTATATAAACTAAAATCTTTGATTAGGTCATTTTTCATATTTAAATTATTATTTTTTTGTTTTACTGTCAATTTTATAATCTTTAACCTTGATAACTATCAATAGGTTCACCGTCAGAATAAACTAAATCACGACATTCACGTAACAATTCTTGTTGACGTTCATAAATTGACTCCATAAACTCCATTTGAACTCTGTCATAATCTTCATCATCCCAATCCATATCTTCTGTAGGGTTATCCATATCATCTTCTTCAACCCAAATACAAGGTGTTCCGTCCAAATCTTTTTTGATTACGAGAGCACCAATAGGACTATACCCTTCATCCTCATACTGAACTTCAATAGAAACTTCAGGGTCCTTATCCACTAACATATTATAAAGGTGTATGAAGAATTTAATAGGTGGATACCAAGCTGAAGTTAATGTAAAATTACCATAATCAATAATATCATCAAGATATGTCCACTTAGAACCAACATTATCTAACGACCATGAGTTCATAACACCACCGCTTTCTGCAACTTCTACATCATTGTAAAAGGTTTGTGCGAATGTGGTAACTTCACCATCGTTCGCTCTTTCTAATAACTCATCAAGGTATTTGATGGTTTCTTCATTTGCATGGACTTCAACCATGCTCTTTAAGTGATTTGCCATTTTTTAATTTTTTAATTTTTTATTTATTTTCTGTTTTCCATTCTTCACCAAAATCACCAATTTTTGCTCTATGTTCATCGGTTGGGTCATATTTTCTAGTGACGTAATAAGCTAATATTGTTCCTAGTTCTAAAGCTTTATACCCATGATAAACCCCTGGTGGAATTTCTAGTACTTGTGGGTTTTTGTCTGATAGATACTTGAATTCACAACCATCTTCTTCAGTTGCCCAACCAACTTTTAAACTACCTTTTAAACAAATCCAATAATCAGTTTGTTTCTCATGTTTATGCCAAGCTACTATGTGTTCTGTTGAATTGATATAACTAACATTTATTTGTCCTTCTTTGAGTGGGAATACATCCAGTAATCTTTGTGCTCTGTCATCTTCATGGTAATTCATGTTTTAATTATACTAAATAAAAATATTTAAGAAAAGTCTAGAGCATAAAAAAATGGGACCTATGTCCCATTATTTTTAACACTCCAAAATATACTTTAAACTACCCATAGCGTTTTTGATGTGTGATTTTGGAATCCAGAATTCTAACTCACCAATCTCATCGATTTTCTCCTTTAAATTCTTATTGAATTCTTTTATCTCAGATTGGGTAGTTGGTCTTTTTAATCCCATGTATTTTGCACATGTAGGACCGATTCCAGAAGCTTTTGATACCCAATCAGTCAAATCTCTACCACAACAACGACAACATCCAACATCAGTAAAAGTCATTTTTCCTTTGACTCTAACTGCTTTATTTGTCAACGCATTTATTTCTGAAACAGTTACTGTGATAGGTGTAATTTTACCCAAATTGTATTCTTCTGAAATTTCTCTAGCAACATATCTTTTTAAAACCAAGTCTACATTTATTTTAATTGGTTTGATACTGCCTTTAGGTTTTTTTGGTGCGAAGAATTTTTTAACCGCCTCCATTTGTTTTGGGGTTAACTTACCCCAACGATTATATCCATTAAGTACGGATTTAACAAATCCATTATTACCTTCGTAGTTTATTAGTTTTTGTATTGTGTCTTGGTCAGTCATACTTTATTTTTTTAAGTGGTTATCAATTCAACAATACAAAGATAATTAAATTATATTAAACTACAAACTTAATTTATCAAAATTAATTTTTTTGTACAATTAGGACATGTAAATTTTTCTTCAAATCGCTTATCAAAAACAACTTCATTTTCACAAACACATTCTTTTATTTCAAAGTCTTCTTTATTTGGTGATTCTTGTGGTGTGTAATTACAAACCAAAGTTTTATCCATTATGTAAGCATATCTGTGTTTTTGTGTTCTAGGTAACCAAACTCCTTTAGCATCCTTAGTCGTACCTCTATAATTTTTTTTGAAAGTGCCGTCACCAATATAAAGAAAAAAGTCACTTTTTGGTGTGGATAATCCATAATAAGTGAAATTACACACCTGATAGATACTACCACTATGTCTAGAATTATCAGCTAAAGTAATTACCGCTCTAACATTTTCTTTTTTCAATAATCTAATTGATGTGCCTAACAAAAATGATGTCGCATTAGTTCCATTTAAGTTTGGTAAAACACATAGTCTAGATAATTCTAAAACTGTTTGGTCAGTATTGGGTAATCCAAACCAACCTTTCAGTGCAACATTACCTTGTGGATTTGAGAATGTTGTCACACCTAAAATTTCTTCATCTCCTTTTTTAAATAATCCAAAAGAAAACTTAGCAAAGAACTTTGCGTCAGCCAAATAATGATATTTTTTTATAAATTCGTAAGCCTGACTTTTATCTATTCTTTTAATTAAATAATCTTTTTTCTTAAAATTATTATTATGTCTAGGTTTTTCTTTAAATACGGGAAAATTACCATGTGGTACGACATATTCTTTATCTGTTGAATTATTTTTAATTTTATAACCACCTTCTACCTTTCCTAAATATATCCCAACATTATTAGAATTGGTTATAAATAAGTCACCATCTTTTAATTTAGATAATGTGGTAGATTCTTCGCTAAAATTTGTCATAATTTTATAATTTAATTAAAAATAAATAAAAAAAAATAATTAAGTCAATAAAGTATTAGTACTCTGATATTTTATTAGAGCGAGTTCTTTTTTCTTGGCCTCTAACATCACATCAACGTCTACACCATAGGTATTAATATATTCAGAGATATAATCTGAATGTGCTTGTGGTTTAATAGTATCATTATTCTCATGTAATGATTTACTCTCAGAGTAGTGAACTACAGGTTTGATATCACCCCAAGTGCTTGCAGCAAGTTTAAGTGCTTCTTCTTCCGTCAGACCACCTGTATTAAATTTATGATGATGATAATCAAACACTATTGGTATCCCTATCCTTTCGTGTATGTACATCAAATCCTTAACTGAATACATTGACTCTTTATCATCATTTTCGACAGTCAAACGTGTTTGTACGGATTTAGGTAATCTTTCAAAGTTCTTACAGAACCTATCCATAGCAGAAATCTTATCACCATACACACCATTACAATGTATATTAATTTTATTATATGGTGTTCTAGATAAACCAATTAAATCAAATATTTCACCGTGGTTTGACAAATCTTTTATTGTGTTTTCAACAACATTATCGTTGGGTGATACTAAAACATTAAATGGACCTGGATGGAATGTAATTCTATGTCCATATTTTTTAACCAAATGACCCAAACCACTTAACAAGTGTTTAATCCTAATGTAGTGAGGTAAATCAGATAATTTATATTCTGATGCCCAAGGAAAAATATCCGAACTCATTCTAAAAAATTTAATACCATTATTTTCATTCCATTGTATAATTTTTATTAAATCTCTGACATTTAAAATTGATAACTCAGAAGCATAATCGATACCTTTACTAATAAATGTTCGTTTAATCATAGACCTATTGGTTGTGACTTTGGGTTTTTCTTTAGATAAAGACATATTAATACAAGCGTATCCTAAATTCATATCGAAATAATTAAATTTTAAGTTTTGAACTACCCAAACCAATAGTATTGGTTAGGTATTTGAGATTTCAAATATAAAGAATATTTATTTAAAAAACAAATGAAAGATAGAATAAAAAAATTATTAAGAGAATTTAGTATTGACGAACTAGATAGAAAAACATATAAAGATGGTCAATTATCTTTAGAATATGTAGATGCTTACGATTACCCAAAATATGTTATTTATTATGATACAGAAGAACCAGTAGATGGTTATGGTGATGAAACAAATATAGTAGTCGCTGAATTAGATTCTAGATTTTTTGATGAAAGAATGGCTAGAATAATATTACAATACCTAATAACTAGGTAAACTATTCAACTAAAATTTAGATATGTTCAAAAAAAAAACCCCAATATGGGGTTTTTTTACATTGTCAGGAAGGTATTGATTGTTGCGTTATCATTTAATTTAAAGTAGATTGCTGAAACCTTCCTTATTTATATAAACGTGAACTTATCACGGAATTTTTAAAATCTGATGAGTAGTCAGAATATGGGTGAACTCTTTTTTAATTTAGGACTTCTGAGACTAAAAATCCCTTTTTTATTTTTTCAACAAGGTGGGGGAATATTTCCACCTCTCTCTTTCATAGTTATATTTAACTTTTGCTGAAAGTATTCTTTGGTCTACTCATCAGACCGTTATTGGTTCGTATCGAAGTGAATCGACAGTCTCCATCATCATGTTGTAAGGTGTGAAGTTATCACAAGTTAAAACATTTTTCATGATTGAAGGTGAGAATCCAGATACTAGTACTGTCCCCATTTCATTAAATGAAGTTGGGAAATTATCGTTTCTAGCATTTATGTTCCAGTAAACGATATCTGGTGTTTTATACCCAGCATTCTCAAACATCTCTTTAATCATTTGTTGTGCGGTTGGGTTCCATTTACCTAACACATTAGCTGAATCGAATTCCATGTCTGAAAGAATCAGAACTTTAGTTGGCATCTCATGTTGAGACACTTGATGCTTTACTGCTTGTTCTAAAATTAATTCAAAAGTAGATGCTAAGTTTGTATTCATACCCCAATCAGCTCTTTTTAGTTGTTGATATCTATCTTTTAAATCACCATTAAGTACTTGAAATGTTGGTCTCTCTGAGAACGTAATAAACGTATCTTTGAACTGACCTATATTTCTTTCCGAAATATATAGACCTAGTGATATTGCAACATCCATACAAGAAACATTAGGATTGTTACCCACTGAACATACCATAGAACCCGAAACATCTACAACTGGTAGTATTCTTTCTTCAGAACCTTCCATATAGTTAGGTAAAGCTTTCCACTGTTCACTCGCAATTTCGGAGTCCCCAAACTTAAGTGATTTAGTGATATCATAAGGATATACCGCTCCAGCGTTAATTTTCACAGTACCCTTTTTAAGAGAATTAATATATTCTCTATATCTTTCACCGTCATTTTTGTGGAAAGCTTTTTGGTATCTAGATGCGGCTAAGGATGGTAATTTAGAATAATCAATATTCTCCCATTTTTTAGAACACATACTAGTTTCAACCACATTAGTCAAACTAACTAATAATTTACGATACTCTTTAGGTGTCATATTCAAATACTTTCTAATTGTATTTGCCTTAACACCTTTTCTTGGCATCCACTTTGCACATAAACCATCTTTGTTGTTTAAAGCTGATTTAATTAATTCAAGTGGTTCCAACCAACAGTTGTCTGTACCTACAAGAGTTAGGACATCGTCCCATCTTCCATATTCACTAATTAAGTGAACATTTTTTTTAAGTACTTCACTGTGGTTTTTACATAACCAACCTAAAATATCTCTAAAAATTTGTCTTTCACCAGCACCTTCTCTCACATCTCTTGCCCAGAATAAAATTTTCATAGCAATTAGAGCGTCTTCATTATATGCTTTTGAGAACTTTGAAATAAGTTTTTTCTTATTTATCCCTCTCATCGCACCTATCTGAAAAAATAGGTTCACACAGTGGTTCAAAGAAGATGAATTAGTTGCCATCCCATTTTCGGTTACCGTGTCTTGTGTCTGAAGTGCGTCTCTCAAATTCATGATAAATAGGTTAATTTAATTTTTGGTTAGTATTATAAATATTAAATAAATTAGTAAAAGTGACTAACGTTGTTCAAGTATATTAAAAAAAATCACTCCTGTCAAGCCCCAAGACGTAATTTTTTTATTTTTTTTTAATTTCCAATTTTTTCCATAAATAAATTAAGGTTTTCCAACTTGTCGTTGGCCGAAGCTAACTTATCTAAAGCTATCATCGCCTCCTCTACTTGTTGTGGATGTTCACCAATACCAACACTATTACACATGTAATTGTTTAGTGTAAATTCTGCTTCTGCTTTTTCAGCTTCACATTGTGCTTTTAAAGCTAAGTACATTAAATCTTTCCCTTTCATTTTTTTTAATTTGTTTTTAATTGTGAATTTTTAATATGTTGTAATTAGTGAAATGAAACAAAACCATTTTCTGATGCAACTTTAAAAGCTTCTTTCCAATCATCATATTTTGCAAAAAACCATTCCATATCTCTAATATCATATTCTTTGTATGGGTGTACTTTTAAAAACCACATATCTATGTTTTCTTTGATTTTACCTTCATTATTTATAAAATCATTATATAGTTTTTTACTTAACTTAGGTCCTATTATACCATCTGAATCTGAAAAATTAATTAATTCTGAAAATGGTGGACTTTCTGGTTTACCAATTATTGATTCATCTTCTAATGACCAAACTTCTTGAGCTCCACCTGAGAAACCAGCAGCTAAAGCTAAATCATCTCTCCATTCATTATACCCACTATAACTACCAGCCCTAAATGAATTTTCACCCAAATTACGTGGTACCAAATACCAACCATTTTCTAAACCTTCTAAATGTTTTGGCCAATTACTATTTTTTTTGTCTATGTAATAAAGATAGTTATTTGGATATTGTTTATCCCATTCATCAAATTCCTTATTAAAAGGTTTAACACCTTTTGGTACTTTATTGGGTGGTATATGTTCTACGTTTGAATAATATGATATATCTAATCCCATTATAACATTAATTTTTTAATCTTTTCTACACCCTCTTCAATTTCATCAAAATCATTATCTGGTGCCAAATAAATTTTACTTTTTTCGTCATGATTCACGATACAAGCTGTTGGTATATATTGTGTGTTAGCTTCTTTACTAACTTTATCCCACTCTTTATCAAATCTTTCAATATCTCTGACTAAAAATTTAATCCCTTCTTTTTCTAATAAATTTTTCATTTTAGTACACCAAGGACACCCTTCTTCTGAATATATTAATAATGTTTTCATATAATATTAATTTAAATAGTAGTTAATTTTATCTTTGTAAAAACTTTTTTCTCGTAAACCAACAATTCTTTCTACTTCAACACCTTCTTTGTATATTATAATAGTTGGTATACTCCTTACTTGATGTTGAGACGAAGCTTCTGCATTATCAGTAACATTAACTTTACCTATTACTGCTTTATCAGCGAAATCATTTTCCAATTCTTCTATAGTTGGTGTTAACATCCTACATGGTCCACACCATTCAGCCCAAAAATCAACTAGAACAACACGATTTTCTTTAATTGTGCTTTCTAATGTGTTATCGTTTAATTCCATAATTATAAATATTGTTTTAATTCTAACAAAGCCTCATCTGGTGTATTAAAATCTCTACCAGCAGCTATATAAATTCTATTTTTTTTATCTTCTACCAAAATAGTAGGTGTATACATAATGTTAGAATTAGTTTTTAATTCTTCTTTTCTTATTTCTTCCCAAAGTTCTTTGTTTTTTAATACTTCAATAACTTTGTATTTTATATTTTCTTGTGTCAGTAGGTCTTTTAAAGCGACACAAGTTTTACATTCCCATTGACTAAATAATGTTATTCTCATATTTTAAACTTCAATTGTTCTAAATTTATTTTCTGCTTTTAATAAAGTATCATAAATAATACCACATAATAAGTATGGATTAGCATTACTAGCTGGTCTTCTATCTTCCAAATAACCCTTCCAACCATTTTCTATTGTACTTATAGGTATTCTTATACTAGCACCTCTATCACTTACACCATAACTAAATTTATCAATGTGTTGGGTTTCATGTAATCCAGTTAATCTTTTTTCATTCCCATCACCATATAATTTAATATGGTTTTTATGGTTTTTACCAAACTCTTCACAAATAGATTCAAACATTTCTTTTCCACCAACTTCTCTAGTTAAATCACTAGAAAAATTAACATGCAACCCAGAACCATTCCAGTCTCCTTTAATTGGTTTTGGATTAAAATTAACTTTTAAATCATATTTTTCTGTTAATCTTATTAACAAAAATCTAGATAACCATAATTCATCACTAGCTTTTTTAGCTCCTTCTGAAAATACTTGGTACTCCCACTGTCCTACCATCACTTCAGCATTAACACCAGTAATATTAAGATTAGCTTCCAAACAAACTTGTAAATGTTCTTCTATAATATCACGACCTACAACATTTTCAGAACCCACACCACAATAATATTGTCCTTGTGGTTTAGGATAACCTTCACTTGGGAAACCCAAAGGTTTGTTATTTTTTATTGTTAAAGTATATTCTTGTTCAAAACCAAACCAATATTGTTCATCATCAATTAAATTATGTCTATAATTTGTTTCATGTGGTGAACCATCAGCATTTAAAACTTCACACATAACTAAATAACCATCTAATCGTTGTGGGTCCATTATAACATGAACTGGTTTTAATAAACAATCTGAATTATTACCATCAGCTTGTTTAGTTGATGAACCGTCAAATGACCATTGAGGTAATTCTTCGGGACAAGGAATTACTCTTCCATTATAAGCCAATGTTCTCTTAGTTTGCATTTTGGGGTCACTCATTGGGTCATAATCCCATATTTTGGTTTTACTCCTTAATTTTTGTGTTGGTTGGTAACCATCTAACCAAATATACTCTAGTTTTACTTTCATCTTAATAATGTATCGTATTTTTATTTATATTTAAACATAATAACTAATTTTAAAAAGGTAAATCTATTAACTCATGAATTTCTTCACCTGACACAAACCCAGCATATTCTTTACTGTATTTTAAAATTTTTCTTTCATTAGTAATTTTGTCATATATATTAATTGTAGGCATTACTTCACTTTTTGGTTTACACACATAATCCAAAAATTCTTTCCTAAGTAATTTTTTAACAATTTCCCATTCATTATCTGGAATAGCATTGTACTTCATTCTAGCTTGAACCAATTTAGGTTCACCTATATTGTTCATTTTAAATTCACAAGTCATTCTATTCGTATTGTTAGGATAATCCTTTCTTACCGATATAATAATACTATCGTATCTGTCTAAATAAGTTCTAACACAATGATGTTGTATTTGTCCTTCATTGAAATATTCAAAATCATTATCCAACACTTTTACAAAATATTTTGTGTCATCAACAATTATTGGTTTTTCTATATGTTCCAAAAATTTAGATGGGTATATGTAACTAACTTCTTTATTTCTTTCTAATTGGTTTATTAAATATGACCATTCAATATGTTCTTGTTCAAAATCTAAAATAGTTTTTGCCTTTATTTTTTTGACCACATCGTATGACTTTAACTTTTCTCTCATACTAATATGGTCATATAATTCATTTATAAACCACTTTATCCTATCACAATCAAGTGACGTATTATATATGTTAATTATATTTTTCTTTTCATGTTTATTGAGTTCACCTTCCAATTTTAAAGTTTTAGCATAACTTACCCACTTATTATCTGTAAAATTATTACTTTTAATTAAAATATTTGGTTTGATTTGTTTTATATTATCATCACCTAAATAATCCCTTAAATGTGTTAAGTCGGTAATGTTACATTTTGGATTTAAATTCAATAATCGATTATAAAATTTACCATTTAATCCATTTTCTTTCAATATAGATTGAAGTAAATTCATATTATTTTTTTTCAATATTTTTATTCCAGGATAATGATTTATTAAATAATATTTGTAATCGTTTGGTACTTTAATACTTCTAACCTTAACAAACCATTCCATGATTATATTACCTAAAATCTCCGATTGGTCGCCAACAAATATATTTTTTTTAAAACTATTAGTGGTATTTCCTAAACCTAATTCATCATATAATGCCGTTAATAAAGGAGTAACATTTATTGTATTTATTTTTCTTTTGTTTAATGAAGAATTTAACTGCACACCTTTTAATACACTTAAATTGTTCTGAAATTTCAATGACTTTATTTTTGTGTCAATCTTACTAAAGTCATTTTTACTTGTAAAAGTGTGTCTTCTTCTGTTACTAAATGTGCTTGTTGTAATATAAAAATTATTAGTTTTTATGTTAAAGGTGATATGTATATCATTACTTTCTTTTTTAAAATATCTGTAACCAACTACTCTTGATTTAGTAAAATTAAAAATGGATACCTTAATCTTATCTTCATTTTTTTCTAATACAATTGTAACTCTATCAACTAACGCACTATAAAAAATATTAGTGGATTTATCCAACCATTCTTTTTCTTCCACATGTAACACATTATTGTGTTTAGGTGTAAAATAACCCATCTCGACATGTTTAATTGGACCGAAAGAATTTGAATTAGATTTTTTAATATATGGTGTGACTGTTTTATTGGAATATTTATTGGAATAATTTTCAATAACTAAATCATCATTAAAGTCAGTTTTATTTTCAAGTAATTCATTATAATCATAATGTCCTAATAATTGAAATTTTTCATCAACTACCTTAAAAATATTAACCCAACTAGTATTTTTTTTAGCCATTTTATAATTTTTTGTAAAATTAATTCAACTTTTAGTGGTCTTGGTAGGGCTCGAACCTACGACCTGCGGATTATGAGTCCGATGCTCTAACCAACTGAGCTACAAGACCTTTTAAATTCAGATAAGAATCTTATATAAAAAATTAAAAGAACTCCAACTAACTTGAGAGGAGTTCTTTTTTTAATAACACCAACCATTTATGAAACATACTCTTCAGCTAATGTCCATAGGTCTTTATTAATTTTCAACCTTTGGTCAATATTAGTCAGTTCTCTAACAGTTTGTTGTCTCCCAGATGATAAAAAGTAAGTAATTCCACCTCTAATAATTTTTTCTTGAACAATATTAAAGACTTCCCAAAGTTTATCTCCCTGGTCCTCACTTCTAGTTGGTTTAAGGATGTCTGAAATTGGAATATAGTCTTGTCCATCCTTCCAACGAGTTAGAATCGCTTTTTTAGCAAAATCTTTTTTAGCGACCTCACTCATAGTGGTATTTTTAAAGCTATCAACACATCCCATAATTTTAGGAATTGAAGTGACAATCTTATCTGTTATTTTTTGAACATCTTCAAGTTTATACCACTGATGTTTGATTTTAACTTTTTCGAAAGTTTGGTCAGCGATAACTAACCCATTTAAACAAGCGAATCGAAAAAGTCCCGCGTGTAGATTAAATGCATGTCTACCATCATGTGAATTAGTTAAAACAATTTCTGGTACAATACCATCTACGATAGGTACATCATTGTTTCTAAATCTCAACATATGTTTGGTGAACATTCCTTGACCAGTTCTAGAATTTCTTTGACTAGCTGAATAAACCTGCCAACCTTCTTGTCCTAAATCATCCATAATTTGTGTTGTTGGGATAAAACTATATTTATCTGACACGTTAGTTGATGGTTGTTTAGCGTAAACTGAAGGTGCTATAGTTTCAATAAAAGACTGTGTTAATGGTTCCATAAATTTTTCTATTATTTTTATTTATTTTATTATTCTTTATTTATATGATTGTAGTACAAATATAATAAATTATTTTGGTAATACAAACAGAAAATAAAAAAATATGTCATTCCACAAAAAAAGATTGGATAAAGAAAATATTATTAGAATATATGACAATGAAGGTTTATTAGGTTTGGAAAAATATATTGGTGATACAAACACCATAATAACTTCCAATGAATTCTCTTACAACATTGTCAACACACTAATAGATGAAAAATTCAATTTACCACAAAAATGGAATAAAATATTAAAAATAATAAAAAAAGAAAAATACACAAATGAAAGAAAAAGAATTACTGTCTAAACTAGAAAATTTAGTAAATGAAAAATATGAACCTATATTGGTTATTCAATTGTTGAGAGTTCCACCACAAGAAGAATTGCAGGCTTTCGCTAAAGGATTATCAGAACAATTTGGTTATAAAGTTTTAGTATTACCTGGTGACATAGAAACCAAAGTAGAACTTATTAGTGTTTTAAAAACGGATGTCAAAAAAGTAGAAGATTTAACTAATAGGGTATTGACCTTAATAGGAGATTTAGAAAAAGAATATAAAGATGTTTTAACACCAGTTGCTAACGATGGGGAAGAAAAATAAAACTAACTTAGTTAATCACCCAAAACATTATGGTGGTGAAGAAAGTACTTATGAAGTAGTTAAAGTCGCTGAAGCTTGGGGTTTAGATATGGACGCTTATCTGTTCAATGTATTAAAATATATTGGTAGAAATGGAAAAAAGACAGATAACCCACCAATTCAAGATTTGGAGAAAGCTGCATGGTATCTCAATCGTAAAATTAACAATTTAAAACAAACAAAGTCTAATTAATTTTAGTAAAGTATTTATGAGTATGAAACTTATAAATGAACTTACATCATTAATTGAAATTTATTCTAAAGAATCTACTGAAGAGGAATGTTTACCTAAACCAGTTGAAAAGTGGAATGAAGTAAATTATTCAGTTAAAGATATAAAAGAAGGTAAAATACTTAATTACGGTGATAGGGATACTAAAAATACTAATGCCCTTAAAAAAATCCAAGATAAATTAGGTGTTGTTATTGATGGTGAATATGGTGTCGGCACTTTAAAAGCTTTAGCTAAAGAATTAGATATAGATTTGTGCGAACAAACTAATTACAATATACCAATAGGTCCAAACGCTATTAAAAATTTAGGTATTAAAGAAAGTTTAATAATAACTAAAGAAAATAGAGAAGACTACATATTAGCTTCTACCTTAGCAATTGAA